AGCGATGAGCGGGCGCGCGCGGTGTTCTTCAACGGCGAGATCCCGGATTTTCAGGTGGTGATCCCCGATTTCGGCACGGTCGAGGGGCCGTTCCAGATCACCTCGATCGAATATGCCGGGACCTACAACGGCGAGGCGACGTTCGAGATGGCGATGGCCTCGGCCGGGGTGCTCAGCTTTGTCGCCGCCACCGCGCCGGGTGCCGATCCGGGCGATTACGAGGGCGACGGCGGCGATCAGCCCCCGGCCGGGGAGTGATCCATGGCCAATCCCCATGCGGGCGAGGTGGCGCTGGTCATCGACGGGCAGGAGCACCGGCTGAAGCTGACGCTGGGGGCGCTGGCGGAACTGGAATCCGCGCTGGGCGCCGACAGTCTGATGGCGCTTGTGGAACGCTTTGAATCCGGGCGGTTTTCGGCGCGCGACGTGATGGCGCTGATCCTGGCCGGGTTGCATGGCGCGGGCACGCCGATGACGGCGGCGGCGCTGCTGTCGGCCGATATCCGGGGCGGCGCGCTGGAGGCGGCCCGCGCTGCGGGCCTGCTGCTGGCGCGCGCCTTCGTGGTGCCGGGATGAGGGGCCTCGACTGGCCGGGACTGATGCGGGCCGGGATGCACGGTCTGGGCCTTCGCCCTGCCGAGTTCTGGGCGCTGACCCCGGCCGAACTGATGCTGATGCTGGGCCGCGATCAGGCGGCTTCGGGCGCGTTCACGCGCGCCCGGCTGGATGCGCTGCTGGCCCGGTTCCCCGATGCGCCGGCAGCCAAAGCCAAGGAGGCGCGACATGGCGACGATGGACGAACTGAGCACGCAACTGGCAGAGCTGGAGGCGCGGATGGGCTCGGCGACCGAGATGGTGGCGGGCCTCGATTCCGGTCTGGCCGACATGAGCCGCAGCCTGATCGACACCAACCGCGAGATGGCGGGCCTGTCGCGCAGCCTGGGCGGGGGCCTGCGCCGGGCCTTTGACGGCGTGATCTTTGACGGGATGCGCCTGTCGGATGCGATGCGCGGTCTGGGCCGATCGATCAGCGACGCGATCTATTCCGCCGCGATGCGCCCGGTGCAATCGGCGCTGGGCGGCGCGCTGAGTTCGGTGATTTCGGGGGTGATGGGGTCGGTTCTGCCCTTCGCGAACGGGGGCTCGTTTTCGCAGGGCCGCGTGATGCCCTTTGCGCAGGGCGGCATCGTGTCCTCGCCCGTGACCTTCCCCATGCGCGGCGGCACCGGGCTGATGGGCGAGGCGGGCCCGGAAGCGATCCTGCCGCTGGCGCGGGGCGCCGATGGCAAGCTGGGCGTGCGCGGCGCGGGCGGGCGGGCGACGAATGTCGTCATCAACGTGACCACGCCCGATGTCGCGGGCTTTGCCCGCAGCCAGAGCCAGATCGCCGCGCAGATGCAGCGCCTGCTGGCGCAGGGGCAGAGGAATTACTGACATGGCCTTTCACGATATCCGCTTTCCCGCGACGCTGTCGTTCGGCTCGCTGGGCGGGCCTGAGCGGCGGACCGAGATCGTCACGCTGGCCAACGGCCACGAGGAGCGCAACACCCCCTGGGCACAGGCGCGGCGGCGCTATGATGCCGGGCTGGGGCTGCGCTCGCTCGATGATGTCGAACGCCTGATCGCCTTCTTCGAGGCGCGGCAGGGCATGCTGCACGCCTTCCGCTGGAAGGACTGGGCCGATTACAAGACCTGCCCGGCCTCGCGCGCCGTGTCGGCGGTGGATCAGTCGCTGGGCTTCGGCGATGGCGTGCGCACGGTGTTTCAACTGGCGAAAACCTATCGCTCGGGCGACTGGGCCAGCACGCGGCTGCTGACGCGGCCGGTGGCGGGCACGGTGCGCGCGGCGATCGGGGGCACCGAGGTGGTGGAGACCCTGCACTGGTCGGTGAACACCGCCACCGGCGCGATCACCTTTGTCACCCCGCCTGCAGTGGGGGCCGAAGTCACCATCGGCTGCGAGTTCGACGTGCCGGTGCGCTTCGATACGGATGTGATCCAGGTGTCGGTCGCCAGTTTTCAGGCGGGCGATGTGCCCAAGGTTCCGGTTGTCGAGGTGCGCGAATGAGCGACCTGACCACAACCCGCGCCCGCGCCTGGGCGCTGACCCGCGCCGATGGATTGGTGATGGGATTCACCGACCACGACCGCGATCTCGCCTTTGACGGGATCACCTTTCGCGCCGGCACCGGCATGTCGGCATCGGCCATCATCCAGGGCACGGGGCTGGCGGTGGACAACACCGAGGCCGCGGGCGCCCTGTCGGATGCGGGTCTGACCGAGGACGACATCCTCGCCGGTGTCTATGACAACGCCGCGCTGACCCTGTGGGAGGTGGACTGGCAGGCGCCCGCCTGGCGCCGCGTCCTGTTTCGCGGCACCTTGGGCGAGGTGACGCGCGCCGGCGGGGCCTTCAAGGCGGAACTGCGCGGGTTGACCGAGCCTTTGGGCCGCAGCGGCGGGCGGGTGTTCGGCCCGCTGTGCCCCGCCGTTCTGGGCGATGCGCGCTGCGCGGTGGATCTGGACAATTCGACCTATTCCGCCGAGGCGATCCTGTCCGGCGTGGGCGAGGGGGGCGCGATCCTCGATCTGCCCTTGCTGCCCAGCTATGCCGAGGGCTGGTTCACCGATGGCCGGGTGCTGGTGATCGACGGGGCGGCGGCGGGGTTTTCGGCCTCGATCCGGCGCGAGGTTCATGGCGATGGGTTGCGCCTCCATCTGTGGGCGGCGCTGGCGCGGATGCCTGCGCCGGGCGATACGGTGCGGCTGGTGGCGGGGTGCGACAAGCGCTTTTCCACCTGCCGCCTGAAATTCGCCAACACGGCGAATTTTCAGGGATTCCCGCATGTTCCGGGGGATGACTGGCTGCTGGCCACGCCCCGCGCCGATGGGGTGAACGCGGGGGGCAGCCTTGCCGGCTGATCCCCGCGCCCGCGTGGTGGCCGAGGCGCGGCGCTGGATCGGCACGCCCTATGTGCATCAGGCGTCCTTGCTGGGCGCGGGTTGCGATTGCCTGGGCCTCGTGCGCGGCGTCTGGCGCGCGCTGCGGGGGGCGGAGCCCGCAAAGGTGCCGCCCTATGGCCCCGACTGGGCCGAAACCGGCGGCGACGAGGCGCTGTGGCGCGCGCTGGGCCAGCATCTGCGACCCGCGGGCGCGCAGGCCGAACCCGGCGATGTGCTGCTGTTCCGCCTGCGCGCAGGATCGGTCGCCAAGCATCTGGGAATCCTGACACAAACCGGGCCGGGTGCCCGGTTCGTGCATGCCTATTCTGGGCAGGGCGCGGTCGAAAGCCCCCTGTCCAACCCCTGGGCGCGCCGCATCGTGGCGCGTTTTGACCTGACATAAAGGAGCCGTTCCATGGCCACCCTGCTTCTGTCGGCCGCCGGTGCGGCCCTTGGCGCCAATGTCGGCGGCGCGGTTCTGGGCCTTTCGGGCATGGTCATCGGCCGTGCCGTCGGCGCCACGCTGGGGCGGGTGATCGACCAGCAGTTGCTGGGGCGCGGCTCGGGCCGGGTGGAAACCGGGCGCATCCAGCGCCTGCAAGTGACCGGCGCGGGCGAGGGCGTGCCGATCCCGCGCCTCTGGGGGCGGATGCGGGTGTCGGGGCATGTGATCTGGGCCTCGCGGTTCAACGAGATCCCCGGCCGCTCGCGGCGCACCAAGGGCGGCCTCGGCCCGCGAGTCACCGAACAGTCGCGCTATGTGGTCAGCCTGGCGATTGCGCTCTGCGAGGGCGAGATCACCGGGATCGAACGCCTCTGGGCCTTCGGCGACGAGATCGCCCCGCGCGATCTGAACCTGCGGGTCTATACGGGCGCGATGGACCAGCTCCCCGATCCCCTGATCGAGGCGATCGAGGGGCCGGGCAATGCCCCCGCCTATCGCGGCACGGCCTATGTGGTGATCGAGGATCTGGATCTGGGCCCCTGGGGCAACCGGGTGCCGACCCTGTCGTTCGAGGTGATCCGCCCTGCCGCCTCGCCGGTGACGACCCTTCAGGACGCCGTGCAGGGCGTGGCCTGGCTGCCCGGTTCGGGCGAATACGCGCTGGCGACGCAGCCGGTGCTGATGACTGCGGGCCCGGGCGATCCCTTTGCCCCCGGCTTCGATCTGGCCGCGCAGGGCGCGCAGCGGCTGGCAAATGTGCATACGGTCAGCGGGCAGGCGGATTTCCTGACCGCGCTGGCCAATCTTCAGGCCGAGCTGCCGCAGGCGCGCTCGGGCCTGCTGATTACCTCATGGTTCGGCAATGACCTGCGCTGCAACGCCTGCACGATCCGGCCCAAGGTGGAGTTCTCCGAGAGCGACGGTCAGGGCCTGCCCTGGGCGGTGGCGGGCCTGACCCGGGCCACGGCCCAGACGGTGGCCCGCAGCGCGGGCGCGCCGGTCTATGGCGGCACGCCCTCGGATGCGGCGATCCTGCAGGCGATTTCGGCCCTGCGCGCGGCGGGGCAGGCGGTGGTCTTCTATCCTTTCCTGCTGATGGAACAGCTTGCCGGCAACGGCCTGCCCGATCCCTGGACCGGCGCCGAGGACCAGCCCGTGCTGCCCTGGCGCGGGCGCATCACCCTGTCGGCGGCCCCCGGTCGCCCCGGCACCCCCGACCGCACCGCCGCCGCCGCA